GGTCTCGGTCCGAGTTTCAATATTCGAGTTTCTTAATTTATTCATCATTCAAAGAAACCACATCCCAACGATCGTCGGACATTTTCGTCCTATCTGGCGGGAAATTCGCCATAACGATCACATGGGGCACGCGGAAAGCGCATGCCCTCGACTCATACTTCGTTGAAACCAAGTAACCATTCTTCATCGATTCCATCAGCGAATAGATCACATCTAAAGGTCCCTTCGGTTGCTCCGGATCCGGCGCTGTAGTCCGAGAGAGATCGAAGATCACAATCTTGGCCGGCTTCAGGGCAAAAATATAAGCAAGGTCCGCCTTCTTGCCAGCTTCCAAGATCATCGCGTCGTGTACCACTGCGAGGTACCGGCTGACGAAACTCTTGCCCTTGTTCCCAACCTGATCGTAAAACCACATCACCGTACGCGGGTCCGCTTCCGTACTCGAAACCTTCGTAACTAGAGTCGCTTGCCACGGGCGAAGAACTGTAGACTCGAACTCCACAGTCATGCTCTCCTTGATAGCTTCCTGTTCGCGTCTTGAGATCTGTTCTTTCACAAAACGAGAGTATTTAGCACAAGCCTCGAAGTTGTCGTCGACGATGGCATCATACGACTTGCCTTCGTTTATGGCTGTCTGGACAGCCACGAGATCCGAGCGTTCTCCTCTTTTTCCAACCTCGCGGCGAATGCCCCGCTCGAAGATGTTGACTCCGTCTTTGCGGCAATACTCGGCTGCTTCCGCATCAGACCCGCGAGCGAGTTGTAAACTGGCGCGGTTGCAGAAGAGCCTTGGATTAAGAGTCCGCATGGGTTCCTCCTTCCAGAGTTGGAGATAACCTTGAAGATGCGGAGTCCCTTGGGCGCCAACTTCTTCTCCGAAGATGATGTAGCGCACATTACTGTCGGTCGCTTCGAGGCGCAAGCGCTCCTCGGACGTCCAGTTGTTGAGGGTGAATACGTATGCATTTTGTCGTGGCATGAATGTCTTTGTGGATCGACTCGGAAACGATTTTGTTTTTATAGCCTTTATTAAAAAAAACCGGAAATACAAACACAAAATTTGACCAGTGCGGGTTTTTTGACCACCCGCGCCGTTGGCTACTTTTTTGTATATAGGGCTTCGCTCGCAGAGCCTCGCTCAGCCCAGGAGACCTTCGGTCTCCTAGTCTCAAATATCCTTGAATTTATGGGTATATTGTGCGGCAAAGGAAGCGATGTTGTCGGCGCCAGTACTCGAATATTGATCATAAGCCATAACGAACAGAGCATACCAGTTAGCACCAGCAGGCTCAGTGCCACTGTCTATCTTATAAGTCAAATCCTTGCCGGTCCGTACATTAAAAGAATGCACTCGTGCATGCTCTTTGGTAGCAGCGCCGGACTCCATAGAATAGTCACCAGAAAAAGGCTGGATAATCTTGTCGTAATGTAACTTATACTTATCAGTATTTACATTGCCAATCAGAACAGAAGGAACTGTTCCACTGGCTGGAAAGAACAAATCCTGGCAAGCTGTTGCGGCAGGAAGATCTCCACTTTCGGCACTAACTAGAATAATACGATAAGCAACTCCAGGCCTATCGGCCTTGTTTGAAAGCCATAGATTAAAATTCAATCCTATGGAGTGAATTTTATCGCCAAGACGCGTATATGCACTACCAGCGCCTACAGTGGTAGCTAGTAGGTTTGTCCAAATAGGTACAAAACTACTGCCTGCATCAACCTTGTGATACAATTGTTGATTCGCAGCCTGACCAATATTTTGTTTGGTCTCATGCTTCTTCATAATATAACTCCTAACAGCAGCATCAAGTCGTGGTACAACTATACGACGATTCATCGCAGCCTGTTGACGAAAGGTCCTGGCCTTGCTGATCGTAGCAGCAACTCTGGACTTTCGTCCATAGGTACTTAAAGAAGCACCAGATCGGCGGGGCATATCGTATTATTACAGACAATCCGGCAGGAATCGTGGCAAGCAACTCGGTGTGAGTTGGCTAAAGACTGTTTGAGAAACAGAACACGATTTATGAAGATTTATTCCCTAATTTATGCAAATTTATGGGAATTTATTGTGGTCAAATTTTTTTCCCCATTCCCAGGTGAGGGGTAATAATGAAACCCTCACCTGGGAAACCGACCATTTTTTGTTATAAAAAATTTTTCACGAGATCGCGCGTTGCGCGACGCCTTCGGCGTGGCTCGCCTCGGAGGCCAAGCGCTTCGCGCTTTACCCCTCCTCGTCTCGGTTTTTCACGGGTCTCGGTCCGAGTTTCAATATTCGAGTTTCTTAATTTATTCATCATTCAAAGAAACCACATCCCAACGATCGTCGGACATTTTCGTCCTATCTGGCGGGAAATTCGCCATAACGATCAC